CCGCGACGTAGTTAGCCTTGGCTTCTCTGCTTCTGAATATGATGAGGGTGTCGTCACCGAACGTGAACACACGTGCCTCGTCTAATTTCACGCCCGCGATCGTGAGGTTGGTTCTGACGCGAGCGGCGTTGATCAGCGACCCGAACACACTAGTCAAGCGGACACCGCTGGGTATCGCGCCTTCTCTTTGCATGAGCAGGGCCGCTTCGTTGAATGAGAGAGGAGGTATCAAGATAGGTGTGCGCCCTATCTCAGTGATCACGTCATAGGCGATCCGAAGCCGATTCAACGGCACTTTCCCTTTCAGCGCCTGCATAGCAGGACCGAAGAACATGTCGCATGAGTACTCCCAGACCTCGATTCCTACGCTGTCATCGAAATTAGAGACGTCCTCTGCGTAGATGAGATCGGGATCGACTCCCTCGCACGCCGCCATTACTTCGGGAAGCGTAGGCAGGATGCCTTGATCCATGTCGCGTGCCGCCCGCAGGATTAGCGCAGCGATCTCAGCTAGTACAATGTTCATGAGCGAGGGCACGGCTTGCACCTTTCGGACCCTGCTCATCAATCCAACGGTTCCGGTGTCGAGCGGTCGCCCGTGGAGATCAGCTATGTACACGGTCCGCGGCGTCTTCGCCGCCGAGATGCGCGTGAGAAGTGCAATGATTAGATCACCTACGGCGCCTAAGCTGGCGCTCAGCTTCCGCACGTCCTCCAAGTTGCGACTAGAGTTGATGATGGCCGCGAGACCATACATCGCATCTCGCTGCCGTCCGGTGAACCAAAATGGCGCACCTTTACTTTTGTTGACCGGATACCCTGTCGACGTCACCTCAGCTACGAGAAGTGGATCGGACATAACACGACGTATCGCAACCTTCAGCTCGGAGCCGAGCGCGCGCAGCGCTGGTCCCATCGCGTCGATTTGGGCGCGGTTTGTAACGACGAGCTCATCTCCTCGAACGTAGGGAAAGGGGAACATGCCCTTCCACCTCCAGTTACATAAAAGACGGGCGCGTGAATCCTCCTCTTGAGCGGCAAGAGCAGGATCGCTCAGCGCAAGCGTGGTGAGACCATCACCAAGCGCATCGCGCGCGGTCACTGCGTAGCGAAGCATATCGGTAGGCCTATCAGTAGCGTACCATCCGCGAGGCTGGTACGCCTGATACGATATGTCGCGATACCGACTGACCAGCCACCTAGGCAACCGGTCAGCCTGAATCGCTTTGTTCACGCCTTAGCCAGCTCCTCGACCGTCATCTTTGCGACGGGCGGCGACGACGCTTCGCTCGACGGGGTTAGCGCCTGCATCAGCTTGTCGAGCGCCTTGAGATCGTGCGACAACACAACCTCGTCGGCGCCGACATCCAGAGTACCTTTCGGTGTTATGGGATTGGGGTAGGGCACACCCATCTGTGAGAAGAGAAGGTAAGTATCTGCTCGTGACGCCTGAACGATGGCACGCCCGTAGAAGAGCTGGCCGCCGTCGCGCTCTACCAAGACGGCGTCATTTGCAGGCGATGAGAACGGCGCGATGATCGAGAGCCACTCTCTAACCATGACAAGCTCTTGATCTTCGGTCCCCGCGTTGCCCCACGCGTCCCATTGTGACTGGTGAACGAGCTTGACTTCGTCCGCATTGACGCGGAGCTCCGGGTACAACGGGTTTAGATACGCCGCGATCTTATCGCGATAATGGTTCACCATCCCGATGGCGACGGTATCGTCGGTGAGATGCATGTTGATAAGTGAGACGCTCCGCAAACCGGGCTCCCCCATGTTCATCGAATGCACGATATAGCGCCGTTCGAAATGCTCGCGATTGGAGAGTACGTCGACACGTCCCGAGATCGGGAGGGCGTAGAAGCGCTGATCCAGCGCGCGGAAGTCGCGGATATCATAAGGAACGAGAGGTTCCACCTTCC